TTGGCGCTTATTCACCATCACCTATCGCTCTACTGGTCCCTCAGTTTGTCACAATTGCTGCGTCCACTGCAGCCGTCGGAGCGCTTCTTCAGCTTCTTGTTCTAGGGTTTGATCTTGGTGCTAACGATTTAGACCCTAATTCTAATGTTTTACCTTTTGGAAAGTCAAAAGAATCCGTAAGAGACACTTCTCCCTTAGGTTTTCCTCCAAGCTTTCGAAGTATATTAGGGATTCCTTACTTAGAGCACGGTCCTTCTTTGATAGTCAATGTTGCATTAGGTCTTGGCTGGTTTCAGGCAGCTTCGTTATGGGGCGGAGCAGGATTTGTAACCTCTGTCCAAAGAACTGTTGCACGAGACGTTGTCGATTTTATGGGAACTTTTACTGATCCCAATGGGCCTTTCTCTGGTGGACCAATCTCTGACTTATTCGGGGTTGGGGTTGTCATAGACTCGCTACTTAGATCACCGTTCTATCGCTTTGTAGTCGTAATGATGATTATTGGCGACAAGATTCAAGCAAAGCGTCTCTACAAGACTGACGATATTGATCCCAAGGATCTCCCCAAGCATAGGGGAGGCGCAAACAGAAAAGTCTCTGGTGAAAAATCACTTGTATGGGCCTCGAACCAATCTAAAAGTGCTTACATCGAACCTACACTGTTGCCTAAGGATAACCAATTTAAAAAACCTACAAGTGGCAACGATCAATTTTTCCCCCTTGAAAAAGGAATCTCTAGAATCTCTGCCGACAATGTAAGGGAAATTGAAGACAACCTCGACGCCGAGTACATGCCTTTCTATTTTCAAGACCTTAGAACGAATGAAATAATTTCTTTTCATGCGTTTTTGTCTAACATATCTGATTCATATTCTCCAACCATTAATTCACAGACTGGCATTGGTAGAATTGAGCCTGTATTGATTTATGGAGGAACAAGCAGATCAATTTCGCTTGAATTTGTTGTTGCTTCACTTAATCCTGCTGACCATAATTCAATGTACACAAAAATCAATAAGCTTACGACCATGGTCTATCCTCAGTTTTCACGCGGTAAGCAGCTTTTAATTGAAGATGGCGGCAAGTTTGTGCAGCCTTTCTCACAAGTTCAGACGTCTAGTCCCTTAATTCGAGTCAGACTTGGTGACATTCTTTCTTCGAATTATACAACAGCTGCAATCCAAAGACTTTTTGGCTTACAGAAAGAAGGTACTTTTGAGTCACCAACGCCACAGCCTGAGGGACAAAGCGCCGGCGACGATAATGCCGCTGAAGTGTCTCAGAAAGAAATTGAAATAGAAGCATCACGATACGAAACACCTAAGTTTCCCGGGGATCCAAGCAGCGGACTAAAGCCAGGTGATAAGGTTGATCTAATTGGTCTTCCTAGCATCGGCGTTAAAAAACCGACAACTTTACCTACGTCACCGTTTGATTTTCAAGTTCCGGTAATTGGTGGCGCCCCGATATCTTTGACAATTAACGCCATGGTCGGGTTTCAGTATTACAGAAAAGACCCTTCAGGGTTAAGTCCGAATGCGTTAGTATTAGCCGGTGCCGGCGCTAAGCCGTCGCCAGATTCGGACATAATTTTAAGTGACCCGATATACTCCGCAACATACTCTAAAGAAACTTTTGATGAACTCAGTCGAAACGTTGATTTTCCAATAGTTCAAACTACTACGATTACGCATCGCACATTCCAGGGTTTTGGATTTTTAAATGGAAAATTTTTAACAGACGAGGCAAGAAGACAGATAGGTGGTGATGCTGCGAACCAAGCGTTTAAAGAAGATTTTTTCGCACCAGAAAAGAACGCAATTATTCGTAGCTTCGAATCTACGCGCGGAAGAGGCTTGGCGGGCATGATTACAAACCTTGACATTAAGTGGGGAGATACATGGTCGGTCGACAAAGGATCGAGGGCTCCTAAGTACTGCACAATTTCAATCGGATTCTCGCCGATACATGATATTACTCCGGGAATCGACCATAACGGAATCAATAGATCTCCAATATACGGTGTTGGATCTACGTCTAGATCAATTAGAGGTGGAGACGTTTACGACAGTGAGGACGAATCATGATTAGACGCTACACTAATGACAACAAGATTCGTACTGGCAGAATGATTGGAACTCCAAAGGCTTCAAGAATTCTTTCAAAGGCAGTTCGAAACGGAACAATTCGAGTAAACAATCGAGTGCTTAAAGAAGGCGAACGGCTAGACTCTATCGCCGGAGAACTCTACGGAGATGCAAGACTCTGGTGGATCATTGCTGCGTGTAGCGGCGTCGGATGGGCGCTACAAGCTCCGGGCGGAACAATTCTGAAAATACCGGCTTCGCTGGCGCAAGTTCGGGCATTGGTGGGTTAAAATGGCCGTTGATTCTAATGGCACAAGCCTTGCTGCGCTGCAAGAGCTGGCGGCTTACTTCGGAGGAAAAAGCGAGGTTGAAAACCAGGCATTCACCGTTTCCGAAGGAAAGATGCTTCTTGATGAAGTCAGAAGCTACTTGCACAAAGAAGTCCTTCCAAGGATTACTCGGAGTGAACTTGGCGGAGCAACAGCTCTGCAGCTTGCACAAATCATAACAACTGGCATCGATCAAGAAGATGTCAACGCCGCAAGGAAGATTATTGCAATCACGGCAGAGGCTGGTGCTGGTAAATTTGAAACGGCAGTAAAGCCTTCCGAATGTGTTTTTGGCCTCGAGTCTGGAGACAACGAAAGCGTGTCGGCAATACAGGTATTTCCGGTGGATCTCAGTTTTTCCGGAAGAAGCAGCGAGATTCTCGATGTTTTTTTCAACGGAATCCCGAACATCGAATGGTCAAGGTGCGTTCCGTTCTTCGACCTCATGATTGTGTCATCGAGATTTCCCACAGATGAAGGGGGCAAACCGAGCACCATGAGCCAGTCGTTGTTCCTGTCAAGCGGTGAGTCACTAGATCCAGACATCGGCATGAAGATTGCAAAAGCGAAGCCGGAGGGATTCAAACCACCAGGCGGTGCCGATGAGGATGAGCAGTTCACGGTTTCCGGGATGGAGCTGTTTACCTCACCACAGACGCTAGTAAACGCCGATAACGAATACTTCGAGGTTGACGAAACCGGGCAGGGAGGCACTGCGATCCTAGACCGCTTCCGGCCGTTCATGACAATCAAGTCGTTCGCCGTTAACGTTACACCGGCTTTCGGTCTTCAGGGATTCAAGAAGGCAAAGATGTCCCTCACCCTGCACGATCGATCTCGCCTAGGGCAGATCGAGCCGCTTGTCCAGCCAGACATGTACGGAAAAACAGAGCTAAGGGTTGAGTACGGTTGGTCACATCCAGCAATCAACGATCCCGGAACGAATCCTATAGGTGAGTTCCTCAACTCTCTTCGCGTAAAAGAAAAGTACGGAATCATCAATTCAAGCTTTTCGTTTACTGACGATGGCCAGGTCGACATAAACCTAGAGCTTGCGATGAGAGGTGCTTCGGACTCATTCACCACAAACGTGAATGACACGGCCACGTCCTCAAACTTGCTCGAGCAGCTGGATGGCACGGTAGAGAAACTGCAGGAAGAATTGTCAAGAATCCGAGGTGCGAACACGAAGCTCTCGGATGTTGTCGGAAAAACAATCATTCCCGCATCGTCAAGCACGAGCTCGGTTTTAAGAATCAGCGATAAGGATCGAGTCGTAATCCAGCAGTTCATAAGAAACAGATCAAATAAAGGGACCGAACTTCAGAAACTGTTGAAAGATTTGTTTGGAACGAAAGGCGACGACGGCCAGAGAGGTAAAATAGTAGATTCATCTTCCAGTACCTTTACAGAAAAAATCAGAATCTTAAGTAATGGTAATGATCCGTTTGCCTCTCGATTTCCTTCTCAAGCAATGACGACGGCAGACTATGACAATGATTTTTCCACAAGCCGCGGCGTGATGAAAGAATCGTACTGCTCGCTAGGCAAGCTGCTGATGAACTTTGTTGGTGCGCCCCTGGCAGCGACCGGTAAATTTGATGAAGTGCAGTTCATCTTTTATTCGTTTAATAGGCTGGCTGGCCACGTTAGACATCACAACATTGCTCAGTTTCCAATCAGTGTCAGCGATTTCAATACGAAGTTCAAGAAGGAGTTTCCGCTAAAGGACTGCACGATCAGGCAGTTCATCGATTTCATAAATCGTGAATTCATTCAAGACGAGTTTACAAGCAAGGTCTATCGTCTAGACAGTCTTTATCAGGCCGGAGATGACGGAAATATAGAGGTCAAGCCTGCGTACGAAGACCCGTCAGACCTTGCTGACGAAAAGACTAAATCACTAAAGCAGGCATACCCAGAAAATTCTTCGATTGAGTTTAGAAAACCCCAGCTTCAAATGGTCATGGAAGCGGTTCCTGGAATCACCATTGAAGGTGATGCGTACTCTGTGGACGAGGAAAAAACAATCCTTCGCATATTCATGTTCGACAAGTCGGCAACGACATCAGAGTCGCAGGCAATGATCTACAACTCTCTCGCCCGACAGAACTTTGGAATATCCCAAACAACCTCAACCGAGAAGAACGAACTTGATAACAGCGGGTTCGAGGAACAAGGATCGATCGCAGGTCACAACGAAAGGCTTGCCAAGATTCTTGCAAACCTTGACGCATCGGGTGCAATTGAATCACCGGTCGCGGCAGAAACATCGGAGGGAACTCAGGCTGCGACCGAAAACCTCATTAAGCCACGCGTTTCTGCAAGAGCGCTCAAGGAAGCTCTCAAGAAAACCACGCCTAGCTGCCTGATCGGCTCGACCGGAAACCCTGTCATCAACGCTCAGCTTTCTAGCATGAATGATCCAGCATTGGCATCAATTAGAATTGCAAACAACGCCTCTTCGAAGGGCTCAGCAACGGGCAACGACGACCAAGGGTTTCCAACATTCATTCAGCCAACACAACTTAACGTCACCATGTTTGGAATGCCACTAATCTCATATGGGACAGAGATGTTCTTTGATTTTGGTACAAACACAAACGTTGATAACTTCTACGTCTGTACGGGAATCGATCATAGCTTCTCGCCTGGAGAATTCAAGACGAACGCAAAGTTCACACAGGTCGACGGGTTTGAGAAGTTCCGATCGGCAATCACCCAAGTTCAGGCCATTCAGTCAACCCTGAAGGAAATCAACGAAAAAGACTAGTCTGTAAAGCCGCTGTTTTGTGGTTAAGATTTTGCATGCAGTACTTTATCAATAGTTGTGTTATTGGAACCGATGCCCACATGAATGTTCAAGATGGCTATCGATGGACATCAGAGATCCCTGACGATAAATGGGCTCTTGGAGATAGAAGACATCTCATGAACATCGAAAGCATGGCTGAGTTATTCCGAGCCGAGGTTACGACGTTTATGTCGCTTCCTCAGGCAAAGTTCTTTTCGTCACTTGGAATCAAGCCAAAAGAAATTGGATGGTCTAAAGCCATCGATCCCAAGGTCTATAGGAAGACTATGGAAGACCTTATCAGTGGTTGCTCTGGCATCTTAGAGGAACTTGAAAAATCAGGCTATGAAAATACGTACATCAATAATCAGAAGTTTCTAAGAACCCTTCAGGGCGCGCATGTAGACCAAAAAGCTGTTGAACGAGCAATGAGGACTGAGGGTGACAGCACGCAGCTAACAAACCTTCGTAGTTTTAAGTCCGATTCTGGAGTTGTGAAAAGGGTCGTATACAATGTTACCGAGAGCTCGACCGGTCGGATGAAGGTTAAGTCTGGTCCAAAGATCCTAACTCTCAAGAGGGAACATAGGAGTATTGTAAAGTCTCGCTTTACAAACGGTGAAATTATATCAATTGATTATTCAAGCCTTGAGCCTAGGATCGCTTTAGCACTTCAGGGACACAACCCAAAAGGGGATGTGTATTCATGGATTGACAAGTCGATATTTGACGGAAAATTAGGAAGGTCAACGGCAAAAATCATGACACTTTCAATCATTTATGGAATGTCTATTCATGCCGCCGGAAGAAAGTATGGAAAAGTAACACGCAATCAGCAAAAACAATTAAGAGAAATTTTTGGAATCGATAAGATCGAAAAACTAGACGCCGAGTACAATGCATATGGCCGGCCTATTTATCCTGATAGCGATCGAAAAAAGTTTAACTCATATATTCAAAGCACTGCTGTAGATGCTGCAGTGCTCGGGTTTTCTAAAATACATGATATGGGATGCACAGAAGCAATTCCCTTATTTATGATTCACGATGAACTTGTCTGTGATGTCCCGGAAGGTTACAGCAAGTTTGTCAAACACATACTTAGTAATGGGATAACTGTTGATTTGCTTGGAAAGCCTGCAAATCTCGAAGTTAAAGTGGAGACGTTCGGTGGATGCAATTAAGCTATTAGTCGAAAAAAGAACCCGAGCAGGAAATGATGTTGTTTCCTCATATCCCGGGCGACCTCGAGATGATCTAAGGCTTAAAAAGCCAAAAGAGATTTTTAGAAAACTAGGAATTTCTGGCGCATCGAAAAAAAATACTGCAACCGAGGCCGTGGGTGATTTAATCCAGACCGCAAGGAAAGAGCAAGCATTCAGAAATGCTTTTGGACCGCCAATCGGTGTTCTGGATAATAATGGAATAAAAGGCATTTTCGTACCAATCGGAAATATCGACATTAAGTCTATGACTCAGTATCTTGCCTTATTCTTAATTGCAGCATTTGATGGTGGCTTCATTAGAAATATCGACGACGTTAGAGTTCAGCACGAGACAACCGGCCGTGGGGTAATTGTGTATGCTACGAAAGGCGGAAAATCTAGGTGGAGCGGTAAAGCAGTTCCCGCTAAAACCACTGAACAAACTGATAAAAACGAATAACATTTAACCGGAGGGTTAGATGGATATCGAAAGTTTGTGGGCTCAATATAGTTCTTTTGCAAAGTCAGCGTTTAGTGACCCTAAGCCGCTAGAGTCCTTGTTCGATCAACTCGGCGAACGTATCATCATGACACCAAGTACTAGATTTGTTCATGAAACCGGGTGCGAGCCTGGTGGAATGATTTATACGTCTATGCAGGTTGCAAAGACTGCGATGAAGTTAGTCGAGGCTTATAATTTTGACATGAGTCTAAAGCGATCAATTATTAAAGTTGCACTACTTCACGACCTTGGAAAGATTGGTGATTTAGAGCACGACTGGCTTCTGCCTCAAGACAACGGCTGGTATAGAGATAAGCACGGCGCGCACTATAAGTTTAATGATGCAGATGGAGTTCAGAAGATGTCCGTCTCTCATAGGACGCTCTATCTACTTCAGCATTTTGGTGTAAAGCTCTCGAGGGATGAATGGCTGGCAATTCAACTTGCTAATGGCTTTCACTTTGAGGAGAATCGCTGGTACGTTTACAGCGAGCCTGATATTGCCACAGTTATCCAGCATGCAAAACATATCGTTTTAAAACGAGCCTAATATTTATAAAAGCGTTGGGTGGTTAAATGTCAGAGCGGCAAATTAGATCTTTTGTTCGTCGTGTTCTCGAATCATCAGTGATCGACGAGGACGACGAACAAGAAGGCGAAGAAAAAGACGAAGTCTCGGCCGGAGGAGTTGCAGGGGTTTCAACACCACTGGGAACTGGTCCTAGCTATCCAAACCGCGAGAAGTCACGCCGTGTACCTCCCTACGTTGCAGCAGGAAAGGCTTTCGGCAACGCAAAGCTAAAAAAGAAAAAGAGAAAATAATGGCAGTTTCATATAACAGGGCGCCGCTAGGTCTTACACTATCGCATGTTACACCAACCGGTGCAACGCACTCTAACGCATTTCACACTATTTCTTCGTGCTATGTAAATAATAAAAGAATCAACAACAATGTCACGGTTAAAGTAGAAATATATAATAGCCTTTCTGACTACAACGCAGGGAAGCCCCAAATTGATGATTTGAACTTTACTTTTACCTTGTTGAAGAATTTAGTCAACAAGCAGACTGTTACCAGAAGAGACGATATACTAGTGCAAGCATATAATAATCTTATGACTCTTAATGCACCTGATGGATCTGCAACCAACTATTCTGGGGTTAAAAACGATAGTACCTCCACAGAGGATAATGAAACTCGGAAAGGCAAAGACAACACAGAAGTATAGTCGCAAAATATAAAAGGATTCTAAATAATGAAGATCACTAAAAGACAGTTAAGAAAACTTGTGCTTGAAGCACAGAGTACCGAAGCAACATACGTTTCGCCCGATGTAGTTTCTAAGTACATGCGAGAGATCGAGGCTAAGCTAAACGAACTTTCTGACATGGGGATGACGAACGATCAGCTCGTTATTATCATGGAAGAAATTACTCAAGACATCAGAGATGGATTCGTAGGAGAATCAACATGAAAATCACAAAGAGACAACTTAAGAAGCTTATTAACGAAGAAAAGGCTCGTCTAACCGAAGCAGCTAGCATTACGGCAACAGACAACTTAGAGACCGCCATGGATGAGTACGTTAGTTCATATCTAAGGATTTCTAAGGGACAAGACATGAGTGGTGCGCTTGCATCCTTAAGTGAGCAAGTTGAAGGATACATCGAGTTCCAGAGCGGTCTAGACGAACCCGAGCGACCATAGATTTTCTTCCGTAACAAACAAAAACTATTTGAAAATTTACTACATTTAATATACAGTTTGGTGAGTGAAAAAACTCACTGAAACACGATAGCAAGTTACCAATTTGGAGGTTTGAATGGCTATTGACTTTGATGCGCTTCGCCGGAAGCTCGGCCAGCTTAGTGGCAATAACTCTCGTCGCAACATTATGTGGCGACCACAAGAAGGCGAAACCTCAACCGTTCGTCTCATTGCTTTTCCCGACAACGACGGACAGCCTTTTGCTGAGCGCTGGTTCTATTATGGGATTGGTGCAAACCGCGGTCTTCTAACGCCGCATCAGTTCGGTAATCCAGATCCTTTTCAGGAGCTTATCAATAAGCTTCGAGATGATGGTTCAAAGGAGTCTTACGAACTGGCAAAGAAGCTTTATCCGAAGATGCGTAGTTACGCATACGTTGTCGTCAGAGGTGAGGAAGACAAGGGTCCTCGGATCTGGTCCTTTGGCAAAACGGTCTATCAGGATCTTCTAAACATCATGCTTGATGAAGATTTTGGAGACATTACAGATCCGCTCGAAGGGTTTGACATCAAGGTCGAATGCGTTAAGCAGCCTGGCCGTAAGTGGGCTAACACCAGCGTCCGCGCTCGACCTCGATCGACACCTCTCTCCGAGGACAAGGCGCAAATCAAGCAGTGGACGGATAGTCTTCCAAGTCTAGACGACATGTTTAGTTGCAAGTCGTACGAGGAGCTTGAAAAGATTATTAACGAGTGGCTAGACGCCGGAGCACCGGACGAGGACACTGCTCGAGCGAGTCAGGCTTCAAGTGGACGTTCAAATCCATTTTCTTCAGAGCAGAAGCCAAAAAATGACTCCGTAACTTCTTCAAGTCCTAAGTACAAGGACCTCGATGATGCATTCAGTGACCTAGCTAACTTTTAGTTAAGTCATTTCTGAGTTGATCGTTGAACAGCGCCTTCGGGCGCTGTATTTTTTTATGTGAGGTTTTTATGGCAAAGAAGAAGAAGCAAGAAGAAGATTTTACGGCAGAACTAATTTCTCAACTTAACAAGGACTGTGGTTCAAAAGTTGCATATAATCTAGCATATGATGATTCACCAACCCATGTCAATCGATGGATTAGTACAGGGTCTAGGCAGCTTGATACGATTATTGCAAACAGAATAGACGGTGGATTCCCTGAAGGCAGAATTGTTGAAATTTTTGGTCCTCCCTCTATCGGTAAATCGCACATCGCAATCCAACTAGCCGTAAGTACGCAAAGGGTTGGTGGAATAGTAGTCTACATCGATACTGAAAACGCAACATCCGTTGAGAATCTATCGCTGCTAGGCGTTAATATCAAGAAGAGGTTTGTGTATGTTGACACGCATTGCACAGAGGAAGTCCTAAGCATTGCGGAAGCAACAATCATGAAGGCTCGCGCTATGCAAAAAGATGTTCCAATTACGATCATCTGGGATTCTGTTGCAGCCTCTTCGCCTAAGGCGGAACTTGTTGGAGACTACGACAAGGACAGCATCGGACTACAGGCTCGAGCAATCTCAAAAGGCATGAGAAAGATTAACGGCATCATCGCAAATCAAAAGGTTTTGTTTGTTTGCCTTAACCAGATTCGAACGAAGATTGGTGTCATGTACGGCGATCCGACTACAACACCTGGCGGTAAAGCAATTCCATTCCACTCTTCGGTTCGAATCAAGCTTGGTGCAGGTCGCCCAATTGAGAATAAGGACAAGGAAGTAATCGGCATTAATGTTTCTGCAAAGACGATCAAGAATAAGGTCGCGCCTCCTTTCAGAACAGTTAAATTTCAAATTCACTTTGGAAAGGGAATCTTTGAGCACGAAGAGTTGTTTGACGAGCTTCGTAGATTTGACCCTATTACGGTAGACGGCAAAGAAGTTAACGTGTCTGGAACCGGTGCTTGGAAACACTTTACTGTCGACGATGTTAAAACTGGCAAGTCTATTGTTAGCAAGAAGTTTTACAAAGCTGACTTTGCAGAGATCGTAAATAATGCAGAATACAAGCAATACATCGACGCGTTAATCGAAAACGCGTTTGTTAGACGGGCTGAGGTTGACGTTGATACAGAATCGTACGAAGAAGTTAGAGCAATTTCCATGGAGCTTGAAGACGATTTTGTTGCACCGGAGTAACCATGGTCCTATTAGTTGATGGGATGAATTGCTTTATTCGGCATTACATAGCGAATCCGTCGATGACAAACAATGGGGATCCTGCGGGTGGCGTCGTAGGGTTTCTTAGAATGTTAGCGAGTCTTTCGGAAAAGTTTTCACCAAGTGAAATTCACGTTGTTTGGGAAGGTGGCGGCAGTCTTCGCCGGCGGGCAATCTTTTCCGACTACAAGAAAGGTAAGAAGCCTAAGAAGATGAATCGCTACTACGGCGATGAGATTCCTGATTCACATCAAAACAAGATTGGACAAGTTGAGTTTCTCACAAAGTGTTTAAGACATCTTCCAGTTACGCAACACTACGTAAAAGACTGTGAGGCAGATGATGTAATTGGCTACCTCGGAAGGTACAAGTTTAAAAATACGGAAGTAGTAATAGTGTCTTCGGACAAAGATTTCTATCAATTGATCGATGACCGCGTTACTGTTTGGTCACCAAATCAGAAAAAAATAATCGGTAAGGCGGACGTTCTGGAGAAAATGCATTCATTGCCATCAAATATGACAGTGGTAAGGGCTTGTGTCGGAGACTCTAGTGACAACATTGGCGGTGTCAAGAGAGTTGGTTTAAAAAGTTTGTCAAACCGAGTTGAGATTTTGCGGTCAACCGAGAATGTCAGCTTAGACGATTTATTTATAGAGTGCCAAGAACGAGCGAAGACGTCTAAACTTCAAATCTATGCGAGCATACTAGAAAGCAAAGATCTCATCAGGCGCAACTTTAAACTCATGCATCTCGACATTTCAAACTTGGCAGGCAATCAAATACAAAAAATTGAAGGAAGCTTAGAGATCTATGAGAAGTCATATAACAAGATTGCATTCTTGAGCTGTCTTAAAAAATTTGGTTTAGTAAACTATGATCCTTCGCGGTTATTCTTGTCCATGAACATTCTCAATAGGCGATAAAAATGCAAGCAGAAAAAGTAGAACTACACGGGAACAATTCATGTTTTTCACATTATGGAAAACCGTTTCAGGAAAAGATCTTCCAAGGTCTCCTTATGGATCGAGAATGGGCTTCCCAGATGTACGAGGTCATGCTCCCGGAGTTCTTTGATCTCAATTATCTGAACTACCTAACAAAACTATACTTCAAGTACTACGGCCAATACAAGGCGTTTCCTACACTTCAGCTTCTCATAACGATTATCAAGGAAGATCTGAGCGAGGGAAATGATGTGATTCTAAGAGATCAGATTGTTGAGTTTCTTCACAGGCTCAAGTCTAATCCTCATCCTGGTGATATTGGATATGTTAAGGACAAGACACTAGACTTCTGCAAGCGCCAGGCTTTTAAGGACGCTTTGCACAAGGCCGTTGAACTGATCCAGACAGATCGCTTTGATAGCGTCATTGCACTAATGAAAGATGCTGTCGCGGTGGGCATGCCTCACTCTATTGGTCATGATTTCTTTGAAGATATCGAAGCTCGATTTGTTAAGTCGCACCGTATTCCTTGTCCTACCGGCTTGCGTAAACTCGATGCTCCAGACATCTTTGACGGAGGGTTGGGTCGTGGAGAGATCGGTGTTGTAACTGCAAATACCGGTGTTGGTAAGTCTCACTACCTTGTCGCGATGGGCGCAAACGCTCTTCGTTATGGGAAGAACGTTCTCCATTACACGTTTGAGTTAACCGAGACGGCGGTCGGCCGGCGATACGATGCAAACCTAGCCGGCATTGATGTCAATGATTTACTTTCCTCAAAGAAGAAAGTTCTTGATTTTTACGAAAACGAGAAACTCGGCCGACTCATTATCAAGGAATACCCGACAGGGTCGGCTAGCGTTATTACGATTAGAAACCACGTAGAGAAGCTTTCGCTTAAGGGTTTCAAGCCTAACCTAATCGTAATTGATTATGCTGACATTATGAAGTCAACTAAGTCTTATGACTCGCTTAGGCATGAGCTTAAGCTTGTTTACGAAGAGCTTCGCAACCTTGCAATGGAGATGAACATTCCTGTCTGGACTGCAAGTCAGGCAAATAGAGATTCTGCAAATAGTGACATTGTCGGCCTTGAGAACATGTCAGAAGCTTACGGAAAAGCCATGGTTGCAGATGTTGTTGTTTCTTTGAGTAGAAAGGCAATGGAAAAATCGACCGGTCATGGTCGTCTGTATATTGCCAAAAACAGAGCTGGTCGTGATGGAATTTTATTTCCCATGAATATCAATACAGCGCAGTCTAGAATTACGTTGCTGGATGAGTCTGAGCTATCGCTCAACGAAGCTGTGAATCAAGATAGCAATGCCGAAAAGAA